CTGCTAAAACAGCTGAAGGTAGTACAACTGACGGTTCCGTTCCTGTAAACAAGAAGAGCGAAATCGGCGGTAAAGTACGTTAATTAGGAAACAAAATGGCTTTGTTACTTAAAGAGCATCTTACCTTTGACAACGCTCAAATGAAAGTGTTGTCAGAGGACTCTGCAGACGGCAAGGGAAAAGATCTCTATATGGAAGGGATATTCATTCAAGGAGGCGTTAAAAACGCTAACGAGCGTGTTTATCCCGTTCATGAAATTGAGAAGGCTGTTACTACTATTAACGAACAATTAAAAGGTGGTTATAGCGTACTTGGTGAAGTAGATCACCCAGATGATTTAAAAATTAACCTTGATCGTGTATCACACATGATTAACAAAATGTGGATGGACGGTCCTACAGGTTTTGGCAAATTAAAATTATTACCTACCCCAATGGGCGAGCTTGTAAAAGCAATGATTACCAGCGGTGTTAAGCTGGGCGTTAGCTCCCGTGGATCTGGTCAGGTACATGAAGGATCTGGACACGTTAGCGATTTTGAAATCGTTACCGTGGACATTGTAGCACAACCCAGTGCACCTAATGCATACCCTAAAGCCATTTATGAAGGCTTGATGAATATGCGTGGTGGGGCTCAGGTGTTTGAAATGGCACGTGATGCCAGCACCAATCAAAGAGTACAGAAGTATATGAAAGAGGCAGTGGTGCGCCTTATCAATGATTTAAAACTATAGGAGATATCCAATGTTAGATGCTATCAAACCATTGTTGGATGCGGGTATAGTTAATGAAGATACTAAGCAAGCTATTAGCGAAGCTTGGGAATCTAAGTTAACAGAAGCACGTGAGCAAGTTCGCGCAGAATTGCGTGAAGAGTTCGCTGGCCGCTACGAACATGATAAAGCTGTAATGGTTGAAGCTCTTGACAAAATGGTTACCGAATCACTATCTGCTGAGATCCAAGAGTTCAAAGCAGAAAAACAAGCTCTATCTGAAGACCGTGCAAAGTTTAATGCTCGCATGGTTGAAAGTGCAGGCAAGTTTGACAATTTCTTAGTTACTAAGTTAGCTGAAGAAATTCAAGAACTACGTGCAGATCGCAAAAATTACGAGAATAGCATTGCTAAACTTGAAAACTTTGTTATCAAAGCACTTGCTGAAGAAATCAAAGAGTTTGAACAAGACAAACGTGCAGTTGTTGAAACTAAAGTTGCCTTAGTAGCTGGTGCTAAAGAAAAATTAGCCGAGTTACAAACAGCCTTTATTCAACGTAGTGCCGCTCTTGTTAGAGAGACTGTAGCCAGTTCGTTAGAGTCTGAAATGACTCAACTAAAAGAAGACATTGCTGTAGCACGTGAAAACATGTTCGGTCGTCGTCTATTTGAAGCTTTTGCAAGCGAATTTGCTGTTACTCACTTAAATGAGAACAAAGAAGTTGCTAAACTACAAGCTGCTTTGAAAGAGAAAGAAGCATTAATTGCTGAGTCTCGTCAAATCGCTGAAGAGAAAGCTATTTTAGTTGAATCCAAAGAGAAAGAAATTAAGATTATTAAAGAATCTGCAGAACGCAAAGAAACTCTAAGCAAACTGTTGAAACCTTTAAACAAAGAGAAGGCCGCTGTAATGAGCGAACTACTCGAATCAGTGCAGAACGATAAGTTACAGTCTGCATTTGATAAGTATCTACCAGCTGTTCTGAACAACAGTTCTGTTAAGCCAGTTGCTGAAAAGCAAGTAGTTTTGACAGAATCACGTACAGAAGTAACTGGTGATAAATCTGCTAAGCCAGTTGATGATGATACGAATGTGATCGACATCAAACGTCTTGCAGGGCTAAAGTGACTTAACCCTAAATAGGAGAAAAGAAATGACACAAGCATTATTAGAAAGCCGTTGGGGCGAGACCAAAGACGCTCTGTTAGAAGGCTTAAACGGTTCTAAAAGAACTACAATGGCAGTAATTTTGGAAAACACTCGTAAGAACTTGGTTGAAAACGCTACAGCAGGTGCTACATCTGCAGGTAACGTTGCTACACTTAACCGTGTAATTCTACCAGTTATTCGTCGTGTTATGCCAACAGTTATTGCAAACGAAATCGTTGGTGTACAACCAATGACAGGTCCAGTTGCTCAAATTCACACATTGCGTGTACGTTATGCTGACTCTGTAGGTCCAACTACAAACGGCGCAACAGGTACAACAGCTGGTGATGAAGCATTGAGCCCATTCAAGATTGCAACAGCTTACTCCGGTTCTACAGCTGGCTACGCAACTTCTACAGCAACATTAGAAGGTGTTCCAGGTAACCGTTTAAACGTTCAAATCTTGAAACAAGTTGTTGAAGCTAAGACACGTAAGTTGTCAGCTCGTTGGACATTCGAAGCCGCTCAAGACGCTCAGTCTATGCACGGTTTGGATGTTGAAGCAGAAATCATGGCTGCATTAGCACAAGAAATTACTGTTGAGATCGATCAAGAGATCATCGGTAGCTTGTCTGCTTTAGCTGCAACTGATTATGCTTACGACCAATCAGCAGTTAGCGGTACAGCAACATTCGTTGGTGATGAGCATGCTGCTTTAGCAGTATTGATCAATCGTACAGCTAACTTGATTGCTCAACGTACACGTCGTGGCGCAGGTAACTGGGCAGTTGTATCTCCAGCATCATTGACAGTATTGCAATCTGCAACTACTTCAGCTTTTGCTCGTACAACAGAAGGTACATTCGAAGCACCTACAAACACTAAGTTTGTTGGTACATTGAACGGCGCAATGAGAATTTATGTTGACGGTTATGCAAATGACTCAACAGCAGTTCTAGTTGGATATAAAGGTTCTAGCGAAGCTGATGCAGCTGCGTTCTATTGCCCATATATTCCATTGATGAGTTCTGGAGTTGTTCTTGACCCAAGTACATTCGAACCAGTAGTTGGCTTTATGACACGTTATGGATACGTAGAGTTAACAAATACTGCTTCGTCTTTGGGCAATGCAGGCGACTACTTGAGTGAAATCAGTGTAGCAAATCTTTCTTTCCAATAATATTGGAAAAAAACTTTTTACCCTCGGGATGGGAA